TTTTGTTTTAGGTACTGATGTTACTTCTTTTGTGGTATTCTCTGTCTTCTTTGTTTCATCTAAATTAATTTCATTAATTGCTTCACCAAATAATCCATCTTCTATTTTATCCATAAAATCCATACTATATTCTTTCATTACAAAATTCTGAGCTGTGCCTAATACTGCCATAGGATTTATTTGAACTTCTCTCATATCTGCTATACTCTGTTTAATAACAACAGGAGCTCCGTTACTATCAATAAATGCATTATCAACCATGTCATATAAAGAAGTTAACCGCACGGTATTTTCATCAACTAGTCTTTCATACATAAATATACCAGACTGATCTAGGCAATACGCATTTGCTACAAGGGTTTGAAAACAATCTCTTGCAGCAATATTTGGTGCAATGTATCTACCAGACGTTGCCGTTTTTGAATCAACAGCAAGTGTATTTTCATCTGCACTTACATCTGCAAATATTTTAGCAATAATTTCAGCGGATGTTCCATTATATACTGAATTTACAGTATTAGCAAAGTTAGGTACATGTATAGATTTTAAATGAATAGTATAATTCTTTTTTTCTGTATCTAATTTCATATCAGTTATTCCATTCATATAAAAGCTTGCTGTATATGCTTGGTTTAAATATGAAAAACTGATGTCAACACCAGCTAATTCTGTACCTATAAAATTATCAAAGAAGTTCGTTGAATCTTGAACACTAATTTGTCCTTGCATCATACCGAATATACTTTCATATAAAGTTAATCCATTAACAAATCCGCTAATGTCTACTTTACGTACTTCAATTTTTATATTATCTAGATTAAGCATTATTCATCACTTTCATAAATTGATTAGATACTACTGTCATATGTTCAGGCTTAATTACTTTTATTTGCCTGTTTTGTTCTGTTACAGCCGACTCATAATCGATGTATGTATATGCAGTAGTTCCAGCCTCTCTACGTTTTACCCATGCTCCAGTTGAATCATCAACATGATGATGAGGTGCATAAGCTTGTGACTTAATAAAATTACAAGATACTGAATCTGAAGAACTAAGACCTTGTATAGTTTCACCGGTCTCATTAAATGCAACACCATTTGATGGATCTATTACAATATAACCCATATTGACATGGATCTCTTTTACTATACCTAATGCACCAGATACAGAACCTTGAACACTTTCTCCTAGTGTAAATTTATCTACTAATGAATCATCAGTATCTGCAGCTTTATATTGATATTTATTTGTACAGTATTCTATTAATTGGCTAGAACTCATCGGCCAATCATCCCATATATTTTTTATTTGTGGATTAAGTAATAAGAATGTCCAATGAAAATCTGATGAACCATATAATCGTTGGCTTAAGTTGTCTGGTCTTTCACCATCTACAACTTCTACTGTTTGATAGTAACCTGCATTATTAATAAGCTTATCAGATACTTTAGCTTTAGCTGTTAAATTTTTTAATATATCTTCATTACCAGATCCATCTATGTCTATTATTGCGTTTTTTATATTTCTAAAATACATATTTAATACCCTGCCTTAACGTCATCTCTGTATAATGGATTAAGTTCTTTAAGTGTTACTGTTAAATTAATTTCTACTGGTGAATTATTTTTTCTAAAGAATGAAGAATTATTTGGGTTATATGTAACACCAACATTCTCTACAACAACAGGAGGTAATTGAATCATGTCTTTTGAACCGTGGAATGATACTACACAATGGTCAGGAACAGTAATTGTAACCTGATCATTTTTTGTAGCGTGCATAGATTCTCTAAAGAATTTAATAAGCCCCGCTGCTTGATCTGATTCTTGTTCTGAATCAGGTAGTATAACCCAGTTAAAAGTAAATGATCTTAATGGTGTTGAACCATAAGCTGCAAATTCGTTTTTATTTAATAGTGCACCGGTAGATCTTTGCATTTCAGTTGCAATAATATCACCAACACCATAACCAGCTAAAGCACCTAACATCGCACCGCCACCTAATTTTGACATGGCAGCACCATATACTGAAATAGCTTGTTGGCTTGCTAACACTGCTTTATTATTAAAAGCACGTCCACCGCCACCCTCAACCATCTCATTTAGACCTGCAGCAAATTGTCTTGTATCATCGTTATATGTTATGCCATCAGATATTTCAATTCCAGTTGGCATATATAAACAAATAGAACCTGTATATGTTCTTCTTACTGGAGTTGTATAAGCTTCGATTAATCCCTTTGCAGCATCAATTCCTTTCTGTGCTTTTTCACGATTTACTAATGTTGAATTTGTACCACCAGCACTTTCCATGATCGCGTTTTCTCTAGTTGTTCCACGTCCAGCAACATTATTTTGATCTAATATTGTAGCAGCAGTGCCTATTACTGCAGCTGAATTACTTTTAAGAAATCCCGCAGTCCAATTAAATCCTTTTTTACCAGCCTGTGCATAATTAAAACCGGTGTTTTTATTTGGAGTACCATCAACTTTCATAAACTCAAACATCATGAATGGCTCATTAGTCAATTGAGAAATACTATCCATACGTTTTTTAGCGTATTCAGAATCTTCGTGACTATTAAAATTTATATCATCTTGATAGGTATCACTACCAACTGTTGATGGGTATTTCCAGTGCTGAAAACCGTCCTTATCATGGCTGGCTCTTGCACCCATTTCGAAATCTTGGAATGGCATATTTGTTCCTTATGTTTGTATATAGTTATTTATAACGATTTGTATAAATAGTTGTATGAAAAAAACATATTCTGGATCATGGAAACCTAAAAATCTTCATAAATACAAGGGAGATCCCAATAAAATACATTACAGATCATTGTGGGAACGCAATGCATTTAGACATTTAGATGAAGCATCATGGGTTAAATGGTGGAATTCTGAAGAAACTGTGATAGGTTATATATGTAAAACTGATAATAAACCTCACAGATACTTCGTTGACCTCACTATACGAACTACAAAAGGTGAGACATGGCTAGTTGAGATCAAACCGTCATCACAAACTAAACCACCTAAACGTAAAAAACTTACCGAAGCATTAACATATATGAAGAATATATCTAAATGGGAATATGCTCAGAAGTTTTGTGATGATCGTGGTTATAAGTTTTATATATGGACAGAGAAAGAATTAGAAAGAATGGGTATTAAAACAATGACATTAGGGTTTAAAGCCAGCAAAACTAAAACTGGTAGAAGAATATGGAAAACACTTGGTAAAAGAGTATAAATATACTTATGAATAAAGAAGAAGATAACGATGGCAAATTAGAATTGTCCCTAAGAATACTTGGGAACGAAATAATAGGCTTTCAAATGATAGTAGATGATTTTAAAATGAAGTGGATGCTGGTTGGCTTAGTAGCTATCGGTGCCATTTCTTGGATTATGGTAGCATTCGGACCTCAATTAATGGAGACATTTAGTGGCTAGTTTATTCGACAAGTTAGAATCAGAAGCATTCCGTAAAGGATTGCAGGCAAGAAGTAAAGAAGCAAATGCTTGGTTTGCTAATAATGTAAAGAAGCTTGGTAAGATTGGTCCAGGTAAAATGTTAGGTGATGATAGATTAAGAAAACAAGCTGGAGCTTCACCTGGCGATATGGTTATGTACACATATAATCCAAAGCTTAAACAGACTTTGCCTTACTATGATACATTTCCATTAACGATTGTTGTGGGTCCAGCGAAAGATGGTTTCTATGGTATTAACTTGCATTATCTACCACCTAAAGTTCGTGCAATCTTCTTAGATAAATTAAACGATGTTGCATCTAATCAGAAGTTTGATTCAACAACTAGATTTAAGATAACGTATAAGTTATTACAATCTACACAGAACTATAAATATTTTAAACCTTGCTTTAAACATTACTTGACAGACAATGTAACTTCAGATATAATGAAGGTAAATGCTGCAGAATGGAATATAGCAATATTTTTACAAACAGCCAAATTTAAGAAAGCTAGTGTTGGTACAGTTTGGGCTGATTCAAGGAAACAATACTAATGGCATTACCAGTAACCATAGATACATTAAAGTCTACAATTAACCGAAGAGGTGGTGTAGCACGAGGAAATAGATTTGGTGTGTATATAACTCATCCATCTAAAGGCATGAATAGTTTATTAAACTTTAATCCTGCTACATTGCTAAGTAACTTAATATCTGGCCAAGGTGTAAATGCTGGAGATTTTATACAAGATCCAAGAGATATGTTTTTATTATGTCAGTCTTGTACACTACCTGGAAAACGTATACTTACAACTGAAGCTACACACAACCATCACAATACAAAGAAACCTTATTCAGCTGCAACAGATGAAGTAACGATGACTTTTATGTTAACTAATGATTATTATATTAAAAAGTATTTTGATATGTGGCAAGAGATGATTGTTGATACACGAAAAGAACATTATAAAACATTTTATAAAAGTGATTATTCTACAGATGTAACTATACAGCAGTTATCAGGATCTAATGATATAGTTCCAGGATATACAGTCAAATTAGAAAATGCTTATCCGATACAGGTTGGTCAAATTGAATTAAGCAATGAATCTGAAGGTTTGATGGAAGTAAGTATTACATGGGAATACGATAATTTTAGAAGTGTTGGATTAGTAGATGGATTTGAAGATGTTTTGGGTAATTTACTGGGGATAGGAAGAAACACATTAAGTGTATTTGATAGATTATTTTAATTTTTAATATGGAGTGAGATTGATATGTTACCGAAGTTAGTAACACCAAAGTATGATATGATTATTCCCTCAACAGGGGAAACAGTAACATACAGACCATATGTGGTCAAAGAAGAAAAGATTTTATTAATTGCTTTTGAAAGTCAAGACGAGAAACAAATAGAGACATCAGTTCTTGATATTATAAAGTCATGTGTAGAATCTAAAATTGATTTAAATAAATTATCAACGTTTGATATTGAGTTTATGTTTGTAACCCTACGAAGCAAATCGGTAGGTGAAGGAATTAAACTAAATATGCCGTGTGAATCATGTGAGCATACAAACGAAGTTAAAATTAATTTAGATGAATTAAATGTAGCAAATTTAGATGAAGAAATAGATAAACATGTTAAGTTAACAGATGATATAAGTGTTGATTTAAAATGGATGGCGGTAAGCGATAGATTAAGTGCAGCAGAAACAAAAACTGAAACTGACTCTGTCATAAACTTAGTTGCTAAATCTATTGAAACAATTTATAGTGGTGAAGAAATTCATTCTACTAAAGATGTTACGAAGAAGGAAGTTGTTGAGTTTGTTGAAAGTTTAAATACTGATCAATTTCAAAGTATAACTGAGGTAATAGGTAAATCGCCATATCTTAATTATCTAATGAAATTTGATTGTGAAAAATGTGGACATAGCCATGAGAGGGAGTTAAATGGATTAGCTGATTTTTTTCAGTAGCCCTTTCCCATAATAGCATATCGCATTACTATACGCTAAACTTTCAGTTAATGACACAACATAATTTTAGGTTAGAAGAATTAGATAATATGATGCCGTGGGAAAGGGAAATTTATCTCTCTCTTTTGGAAGAACATATTAGAAAACAAAATGAAAGGATAAAAAAACAAAATGGCTAAGACACAAGAAGCATTACTCGGCGAAGTAGTACAACTTCTGCGAAAGCAGAATCAACTTAGTACGCGCGATAGACTAAGAGAATCAGAAGAAGCTAAACGTCAAGAAAAACTTACAGAGACAACTACTGATACTCAAGCAACTACTGGAATGATGATTGATTCAGCTACTGACTTTCAACGTAGATATTTAGCAGGACAAGCAAAAACATTTACTGATAGAGCTACTGGTAATAAGCCAACTGGGGCAAGACAAGAGTTAATGTATGAATCATTAAAGAATATTAAAAATATTCTAGCTAGTCAAATGCAATTTTGGGAAAGTTTAATTGATCTTGGAAATCAAAGAAATAGTCTTATGGCGGAAGAAGCTAAGCTAGATAAAAAATTTAGATTAGATCAAATACGTAATGCAAATGAAGCACGATTAGAAAGTATTAATCCTCAATTAGCTGCAGCGGGTGGTGCGGGTGCTGCATTAGCTTTACCAGCTCCAGCAGAAGATGAAGATGGTGAAGGTGGTGGAATATCTGCTTTAGGCGCAAGTGGACTTACACTCGCTGCTTTAATGGTATGGAAGAAGATTAAAAGTGGAATGAGATTTATATTTGGATTACCTGGAAAGATTGGATTTGCTATTAAGCAAGCAGGTAAATTAATATTTGCTAAATTCTTGTCAACAAAAGCTGGTAAACCATTTATGAAAAACATAGGTAAAGT